ATACTATGAAAGGTTACGAAAGAGATCCAGACGATGAAAATAGATTGTTCTATGTTGGTGCAACTAGAACAAAAGAAAATTTGCACATAATAGAACCAAAAAAATATGAAAAAGGATACATGATATGAAACCATATGACAAGCAGATCGGAGGATCACACTACCAAAAATATAAAATTCAACCAAGCAAGTTCGTAATAGAGAATGAGTTGCTCTATCCAGAGGGATGTGCTATAAAATATATTATTAGACATCGTGATAAGGGAAAGAAGCAAGATATATTGAAAGCAATACACTTTTTAGAAATGATTATTGAAAGGGATTACGATGCAGACTCCTCTATTTAAACCACAAACAGAGTGGCTACCACCAGAAAATTTTCCAGACTTATCTAAGTATGATGAGATTGCAATAGACTTAGAAACTAAAGACCCAGATCTAATAAAAATGGGATCAGGTAATGTAATTGGTAAAGGTGATGTAACCGGTATAGCTGTAGCTGTGCCAGGGTGGTCTGGTTATTATCCTATTGCACACGAAGGTGGTGGTAATATGGATAGAACAAAAGTTTTAAAATGGTTTCAAAGTGTATTAGATACACCTGCAAATAAAATATTTCACAACGCCATGTATGACGTGTGTTGGATACAAGCGCTTGGTTTAAGTGTTAGCGGAAAAATAATAGACACGATGATAGCATCGGCCCTTGTTGATGAAAATCAAATGCGCTATGACTTAAACAGTTGTTCTAAAAGATACACTGGAAAAGGAAAGAATGAAACTGATTTATATCAAGCTGCAAAAGATTGGGGGGTTGACGCTAAGGCAGAAATGTATAAACTACCTGCCATTTATGTTGGCGCATATGCAGAAAAAGATGCTGAACTTACATTAGAACTTTGGCAAGAACTTAAAAAAGAAATACTACACCAAGATATACAATCTATTTTTGATCTCGAAACTGAATTGTTTCCTTGTCTGGTATCGATGAGATTTCGTGGGGTTCGAGTGGACGTTCAAAAAGCTCATACAATGAAGCAAGAGTTAGCGCAACAAGAAGCCACGTTAATCCAAAAAGTAAAAAAAGAAACAGGCATAGATACTCAAATATGGGCTGCAAGAAGCATTGCACAAGTTTTTGATAAATTAAAACTAGATTACGATAGAACTGAAAAAACATCTGCACCTTCCTTTACTAAAAATTTTTTACAGAATCACCCCCACCCACTGGTGAAACTAATCGCCCAAGCCCGTGAAATCAACAAGGCTCATACCACATTTATTGATACCATATTAAAGCATTCACATAAAGGTAGAATTCATGCAGAGATAAATCAATTGCGTTCAGATAATGGCGGAACTGTGACTGGTAGATTTAGTTATTCTAATCCTAATTTACAGCAAATACCAGCAAGGAACAAAGACCTTGGACCACGGATTAGGTCATTATTTATACCCGAGGAAGGCCATACATGGGGTTGTTTTGACTATTCTCAGCAAGAACCTAGGTTGGTAGTGCATTATGCAGCTTTACAGAATTTATATGGTGTTGGAGAGGTTTTGGATGCGTATAACGATGGTGATGCAGACTTTCACGATATTGTTGCTGATATGGCAGAGATACCTAGATCACAAGCTAAAACTATAAATCTTGGTTTGTTTTATGGTATGGGTAAAAATAAATTACAAGCAGAGTTAGGTGTTAGTAAAGATAAAGCCGATAGTTTGTTTAGACAATATCACAACAGAGTTCCATTTGTAAAACAACTGATGGATAATGTTATGCAACGAGCACAGAACTCTGGTCGAGTTAGAACTTTACTTGGTAGACTATGTAGATTCCATTTGTGGGAACCAAATCAATTTGGCATACATAAAGCATTACCTCACGATGCAGCGCTCATGGAACACGGACCAGGGATTAAACGTGCATACACCTACAAAGCATTAAACAAATTAATACAAGGGTCAGCTGCTGACATGACAAAAAAAGCTATGTTAGAATTATACAAAGAAGGTATCATACCGCATATACAAGTACATGATGAACTTGATATATCTGTAAAAAACCCTGACCATGCACAAAAGATAAAATCTATTATGGAAGAAGCGGTGGCACTTGAAGTTCCAAATAAAGTAGACTATGAATCTGGGCCAAATTGGGGTACAATAAAATGAGGTTAATTTATGGCTTACTTAAATGCAAATATTCCTGTACAATATGCACAAATAAGGAGAGAATATTTATATGACTTACAAAAACATCACGGAGAAGTTGAAGACTGCATTGTGTTTGGTCTTAGCGCTATTTCAGGTCGCGCTATCTTATGGCATGCTATTATGGAAAATGGCGCAATCTTTTATCGTCTCCCAATTACGGCTTTTATTCAACGTGGTTATGAACCCACAGCTGTTCCCACCAAGAGACTTGATGAATTGGAGCTTTGGAATTCTTTTAGTTATTATCCTGCTGTTACTACTTATGATATTTTAAGTGGTCAACATGGAAAATATATAGGTAAAGATAAAAAATGGCACGAAGGTAAGTATTTATTTACCGTTGACTTTGCACATCCAGAGAGTAATATACTAGATACGGAACATTCCGAAGTACCGCACGAACATAAGTGCGCTCACATAATTGCGTTAGATGACGGCAATTTTGCAGCACAGCCTAATAATAGATGTATATGGGATTTACCTTCTTTCACAGTAAAAGATAACATTCCTGATTGGAAGGTACAAACCAACGAATGGAACGTAGAAGATACGGGTCAGTGGAAGACTGAAGATACTGATAAGTTCTTTTACGAAATTGAAGAAAAGAAAAAATGAAAACGTTTTGCTTTGAATGCAAACACGATTGTCATTGTGGTCGTAAATGCGATTACTGTAGTTGTTACATATGTAACAATATTGTAATAAAAACATATGAAGATTATATGGGAGGAAACATGATTAAAAAATTAATTGAAAAAATTTTTGGTAAATTTTGTCAATGTAAAGACAACAAAATAAAATTTAATAAGGACACACCAAAAGAGGAAGAAAAAATAGTTTGTGAAAAACATCCAGATGGAATAAAAAAAACTTGTCCTTCTTGTAGACAGGCGGCATAATAATGGAGTGTTGTAGGATGAATTACTATTTTACAGGAATATTAATTATTCTATTATGTCTTATAGCATGGGTAGGTCCAGCTTATCCAGGCTCTACACAAACAAATACATCTGGATCTAACACAGCTATTGAAGGTGGATATACATCTACCGCAACTACAACATATCAATCTGGATCAAGTTCTAATAGTACAACAAACAGCACAACAAATTCAAACATAAGATCAGCACCACCAAGTTCTAGTGCACCTTCTTACAACTCTATGACACAAGACGTTTGTGCAGTGGGTGGATCATTAGGTGTGCAAACATTTGGTCTTGGTATAAGTGGTGGTAAACATTTTATAGATAAAAATTGTGAAAGATTAAAATTAGCAAGAATACTTAATGATTTTGGTATGAAAGTTGCAGCTGTTGCAATACTCTGTCAGGATGAAAGAGTGTTTGAATCTATGATACAAGCAGGAACACCGTGTCCAATAGATGGTAAGATTGGTAAAGAAGCAGAAAAACTTTGGTCTAAGTATGACAATGAAAGACCAGACTATGACATATATGTAAAACGTATGAAAGCTAGAGAGAAAAAAGAAAAGAAAATAGCAAGAGATGCAGCATTAGCGGAGAAAAAAAGATTACAAGAAGAAACAAAAACTACAAAAGAATTTGACAAAATAGATAAGGAAGAAATTATTTTACCTAAGAAAAAACCTGTAAAATGGGAGTCACCTAAATGAAAAATAAACCATTAAACATATCAGAATCTGCTGCCGTGCAGATGCCGATGAAGACGGTTGCTAGCTTGATTTTACTCGTTGCAGCCGGCGTGTTTGCATACACCGAGTTGACTGCAAGATTGGTATCGCTAGAAACGTCACGTGAGTTGTTTGAAAATGATTTACTTAAAAAATCCGAGCAAGTCCCTGTGGACCAGGAACAACATTTTTTATTAGAAGATTTATATAAATCCGTAGAAAAAATGGAAGAAACTCAAGAAATGAATATGACTAACAAAGTTAACATAGAATTTTTAAGAGAACAATTAGATAAAGCATTAGCTGATATTGAAGATTTAAAAGATAAAGTTAGAGCAAACGGAAAGGCAGCACATTAATGTCAGAAATGATTATAGCTTTACTTATGATAATTAACGGAGAAATTAAGGAAGCACGTATACAAACTTCAATGTCTGAATGTCTCAAAGGATCTCGTGTAGCTAAACGTCAGTTAAAACTTAATAGCAAAGTTAAATATCAATGCATAAAATCTATGGCAGAGTTAGAAGATAACATAGATGGCAGCAGAAGTATTAAGAAACTTATATTAGAATGAAATGGTTAATACCATTTTTGTTTTTATTTACTGCAGCACAAGCTGATAGTGTTACAACAGGCAACTTACTTCCAAACGCAGGTGATGGTGTAGATTGGGGATCTACTTCTACAGAACAAAT